TAAAATGGCAATAGCAAATCCACAAAAATTACTGGGGAGGAATAAAAAAATCCAATCTGAAGTGGATGAGCAGCAGAAACAGTTGATTGCTTCTCCTATTAATATTGCTACTACGCAAAATATATTACAGTCTCTCGCAAAAATTACTCAACTTCTTAATCAACAAAGTTCACAACTTGTTGAGATTATAAGAGAAGTAAAATTAATAGAATCAAAATCTGTTAATGTTCAACCACAGAAACAATTGATTTCTGGTCCTCCAGGTCCTCCAGGTCCTCTAGGATTAGTAGGTCCTCCAGGTCCTTCTATTGAACCTCAACAACAATTAATTGCTACTCCTGGTCCTCCAGGATTAGGAGGTCCTCCAGGTCCTCCAGGTCCTCCTATTGAACCTCAACAACAATTAATTGCTGCTCCTGCTGATATTGCAACTCTTCAGGACATATCAAGATCTCTTACACAAATAATTCAACTTCTTAATCAACAAAACTCACAAGTTACTGTAGAAGCAACTCAAGAAAGAAAAAGTCAAGAAAATGCTAGAAGAAAGAAAATAGAACTTGGTCTAGAAAATAGTTTTGCTGCTGTTAAAAATGTTGCCCAGGCAGTTGTTGCACCAGTAAAAAATATTCTTGATTCAATTATACAATTTTTTCTGACTTTATTTTTAGGAAAAGCAATATTAAATTTGTTGGATTGGTTTTCCAAAGAAGAAAATCAAGGTAAGGTAAGATCAATTGCTAGATTTTTAAAAGATTGGTGGCCTGCTCTTGTTGCTGCTTACATACTTTTTGGTACTGGATTTGGTAGGGTAGTAAGAAATCTTGCCGGTATTGCTATAAGAGCAATTGGTGCTCTTGGTGGAATAATATTAAAACTTGGTGCTGCCATTGCTACTGCAACTGGTTTTAAAAAGGCAGGTGCTGCGATGTCAGCTCTTGGTGGTGGTGGGTGGAAAGGATCTCTGGCAAGAATGGGAGTTGGATTGCTGGCCACTGCTGGCACTGCAGTAGTAGCAAATAAGATGATGGGTGGGGGAGATGCACCACAAGTTGCAGTACCAGAACCTGCACCTATACCAACCCCAGAAATGTTTGGTGGTGGTCTTATTGATTTTAAGACGATGCTTGCTGCCTCTGGTGGGCAAGTTGATTCCAAGTTAGGTATCTTTGCACAACTTTTTGGGTCTGGTGGATTTGCAGGATTGATGAATAGTGTTCCTGGATTTATATCTGGACCAAAAGGTATTGATAAAGTTCCTGCAATGCTCACAGATGGTGAGTTTGTAATGTCTCGTGGAGCAGTTCAAAAGTTTGGTGTAAGCAATCTTGAGGCAATGAATGCTGCTGGTGGTGGAACTAATAAACCTAAGATTGTTCAGAAAAGAATTTATGCCACTACTGGTGGTTTTATTGGTAGTGAAGAAAATAAAAAAATGATGGATAAAGGTGATATTGATGACAAAGAATTGAGAACAGTATATGATACTCGACACGGACTCGGAACATATGATAAAGAAAAACCTCCTGCTGAATCTAAAGATAAAAATGATGTAAAATTAAATTTACAACCAACTTATGGTCCTGGTGCTATGCAACCGATGTCTACGCAAGCAGATATGAATGCATTATCAAATAAAATTAGGTTTAATGAAAGAATAACAAAAATTAAGAATGAAATGCAGTCGAAAAAAGCACTTGCATCTGGAAAGGGAGTCAATATTAAAGGTGCAGGACTTGGTAGTGATATTGGGACTGGATATGGTACAAAATATAAAGGAAAAAATGCAATAAAGGTGAAACTTCCTCCAGGAGGTAGTTATGAAACAGAAATTACTCTTGCTGGACAAAGATATTTTGCAATTAAAAGGGGTGATGATGTAATTTATGTTGAACAAGATAAAAGAGATGTTGGTGGTGGTGGAATGTTCCAACCTGGGGGAATGTTTGGTGGACCAAGAGAATCTGCAAGGTCAAATTATGCAGCATCAAAAGAAAAATATTATTCTTCTTCGGATCAAAAAACATATGGAAGTGAAAATGATGCACTGGCAGCAAAAAAATCTAGAATGACTTCATTGGCATCTCAACAGAGGTTACATAAACTGACTTTTAATAATATTGGCCCAGATATGATGCCAAAAAGGTTTGCTGAAGAAGAAAGAGTCCGAAGAGGTGAATATGATAAAAGAGGTGGAATGTTTGGGCAACTTAATAGAACTTTCACTTCGATGTTTGGTTCAGGTCCAGATATTGATAAAAATAAAGCATCGGATAAAGCATCGGAAGCAAGATCAAAACAAGCAGGTGCAGAATCTATTGGTAGATACTACTCTTCATCCGATGGAAAGTATTATAAAGATTATGGTGCTGCTAAAACAGCAAATATTTCAAGAGTTCAAAAAATAAATAAAACTTCAATAACTCAAACACCAAGACCAGCACCAAGGGTCATTTATGGAGCAGGTTCTGGTGGAAGTGGAGCAAGCACAAAGTCGCAGTTAATGGGAAGTGGTTCTAGTGCAAAACCAACGATACCACAGTTTGATGCTTCTAAAAACAACTCAAAAACTGCTAAACAACTTGGTGTTAAGTGATGGCAAAAATAATTTCCCCTCTAACTGGAACTTTATTATCAATTAAAAAACAGTTTATCAGTAAAGAGAAACTATTAAAATCTTCTGTTAAAATTCAATCAAAAAGAATTGAATCAAAAAGAATTAATACAGAAAGGGAAAAATTTATTAATTATGAAAATGTTTTAGAAAGACCTCTACGTTCTTTGGGAAGAGGTGTAAAAGGTGTTGTGGGAAAACGACTGGGATTTTTGGACACTCTCAAAACCTTTATAGTTAATGTTTTACTTGGTTTTATTACTTTAAGATTACTTAAATATCTTCCACAATTATTAGAATTTACAAAAACTTCTCTAAAAGTTGGAAACTTTATTCTGGAGATTGGTGGAAAAATATTAAATGGTTTAGTTACTTTTGTTGATTATGGATATCAGGCATATAATCACGCAAGATTAATTGTAGGGAAGGTGGGTGGTGAAAAGGCAATCGCAGGTTTAGACAAAGCAACTAGTGAAAGCAACAAAGTAATAAATCTACTTCTAATTACTGGAATGTTATTCAGTGATTTTAGTCCATTTGCAAGTTTGAGTGGTGCTCCAAAAGTTTTTGAAAAAAGTATTGATGTTGTTAAAGAAAAAGTTGCGGGAGAAGTTGCAAATGCAGCAAAAAATACGGCAACAAATGCAGCAACAAAAGTTGCACTCGGTCCTTTAGCATCTGCTGGAATTATTATTGGAGCAGGATTGCTTTTATCTGCTGTGGGTGAAGGTGTATTTCAACTCACAAGATGGGCAAAGAATCTAAAGGGATTTGGTGCAATATCAGACTTTTTTAAGGTTCCAATATCTATTCTAGAGGGTGCCGGAACTCTTTTTGATATTCTCGGTGCTCCTTTTAGATATGGTATTGAGTTAATACGTGCCGGATTTATGAAGATGTTTAATATGAAAGATGGATTGGAAAAACAATCTAAAAATCTTGGTAAGTTTGATGCACGAGTAAGAGAAAATATAAGAAGATTTGCTGGACTTTTTGCACCTGCCTTTACTTTTTTTGGTCAAGAAGATACTGCTAAAAAGTTATCAACTCCAGGATCTTTTGGAAGTTTGTATGGCAAGAAAGCAGTTAAAGATATGGGATATAGTGGTGGTGGAAGAGTAATACCAATTCAAAAATATGCTAAAGGTGGTTCTGTTGTTAATATTCCACGAACAGAAGTAAAGAAAGTTGATATTCCAAGAGATGAAGGTATAAAACAAAAACCTTTAGATCCTGGTGCTGCGGTCGGTGGGTCAGAAAATTACACTAAAGTTTTCTCTGCTGCATACGATAGAGACAATACTAAAATGGATCGTTATGATTATATGGTGAGATCTCATAGAAAAATTAGTCGTATTCCAAATTTGGGTTCAGTATTTGCTCTTACAACTAAAACTTTATTGGGAGATCAAGTCACAAAAGGTGATTATGATAGTGCATCTGTGGAATTGGGTAATTTTATGTTGTTGGGATTGTATAAGACAAATCCGGCAGCATATCAAAAATTTTCATCTTTGATTAAGGTTAAGCAATTTAATAGAATAATCTCTGAATTTTTAATGAGATCAATGAAAGATAAACTTGGTGGTATGATAAGTTTATTAAGAACTCAAGTTGGACTTTTACCAATACCACTAGAAAGTGGTCCTTCTGGTGGAAATGGTGATGATTGCCCTTGTCCTGAAGGATCTGACGGTGAGTTTGTAGCAACTGGTAATGTATTTGAGAAGGCTTTATTGGAAACAATATCACAAGTTGAAGGAACTGCGGGCCCTGATGGATATAGAACAATGTTTGGTGGTGGAAAATTTCAGGCCCCACCCTGGAAACACCCGGATTCCGTTGTTAGATCTGGTGGTTATGCGAGTGCAGCAGCAGGTAAATATCAATTTATGCCGGATACTTGGGCTGGTTGTGTAAAGGCATTAGGTTTATCTGATTTTTCTCCTGCAAATCAGGATAAAGCAGCTTTATGGTTAGCAAAAGGTCGTGGAGTTAATCCCTCAAAACAAATTACTCTTTCTGATATGGAAAAGTTGGGTAAAGAATGGGCTGGATTGACACCACATTACGGACAAACTAATCGAACTGCCAAAACAAGTTTAATAATTTATAACAAAAAACTTAATGAATTGGGGGCAACTTCATCCACACCAATCTCCCCAAGTTCTCCTGCAGGAAGTGTAGATCCTTGTATTTGTGATCCAGATGTTCCCAATGCAAGTAATTTGAATATTAGTGGAGATCCAGGACCTGGTGGTGGAAATTTAAGAATTGGTCGTACTGGAAGTATGAGTGTGGCTGCTGGTTGGGGACATGCACACTTTGATACTGTGCAGGGAACTCCTGAAAATGTTATCATAGGAGATACAATTCCTCTTTTGAAAAAAATGGCAGCCTCTGGATTAAAACCAGAACTTGCTAATGCTACTCCTATTCTTGCAGGGAAGAGTAATGATTACTATATTAAGATTATAAAAAGTGGAATTCAACAGCACGGTCACAGAGCAGGACCAAGATTTGATGTTAATACACCAGGATTTCCTCTTGTTCCTTTTCCACTTACCGATGTTAGAAACACTCCAAATAAAGGAGAAGGTATTAATGCTCTTGTTCCGGGATCTGGAAAAACTGCACTATTTCACTTGGGAACTAACGCATCTACAGGAAGAATCACTGGTGGTTCCACTTTACTTGGTGGTACAAGACAACTACACAAAGGTGAATATGTAATTGATAAAGATTCTGTTGATTTATTTGGTGGGAATCCTTTCTTTAATATGATCAACGGAATTGAAAATGAAAGGCAAAGGTCGGAGAGATCTTCTCAATTGATTCAACATTTGAGTAAATATACTGGAAGAAAAATTGATGAAAGACCACCAATAATCATTCAAGAACCAGAACCTATAATAGTTCAAGGTCCACTGACTTATATTGCTTTCAGATCTTCTGGAGGTTCTTCTGGTGGTGGTGAATCTAATTGGGAATATAATATGCTGGAGTTGAGGGCATAAAAAATGGGTTATATTAAACCAAAAAACCCAACTTCTTTTATAATTAAAAAACAAGTTATTAGTGTAGAAAAACTTGTAGGGCAAAGAAATAAATTTAAGAATATTGCACTCAAAGAAAAAATAAAATTCACAGAAAATCTTCGTAGAACTGAAAAAGAAGAAGATCTTGAAAAATATAAAGACAAAGAAAGCAAAACAAAAGGATTTACTACTCCACGACTTGGATTTCTTGATTTCATAAAGAACTTTTTATTCAATGTTTTATTTGGAGCACTAGCTCTTAAATTATTACCACATTTACCACAATTAAAAGGAGTATTAATTACTACTCTGAAAATTGGAAACTTTGCAATTGAATTTGCCGGAACAATTCTAAATGCGATGGTAACTTTTGTGGATAAAGTATATGGAATTATTGATTTTGGTAAACAACAAATAAAACTTCTTGGTGGTGAGAAAGCTGTTAAGAGTTACGAAAATATGTTGGGAACGGCTAACAAAGTTATTAATGCTGTTTTGATTGCTGGGATGTTATTTTCAGATTTGATTGTTACAAAAGCCCAGGTAGATTCTAATCAAAGTGCCGTAGGTGATATTGGAAAAGAAGTCACGGAGGAAATAGTAAAACGACAAGGATTTAGAGCAGCTATTCAAAATGCCGGTCGTATGATTGGAAATTTTGCAAAGGGTGCTGGGGTTGTTCTTCTTGTTGGTCTTGCGTCCTCTATTTTAGGAGAACTAACATTTCAGTTAAGGAAATTTACAAAAAAACTTCAAAATGATGTTGCATATTTATTAAAAGAAGCAGAATCAGATAAAAATCCAATTACAAAAGTCCTTAAACTGATAACTTATAATGCTGCTCTGCCCGGACTTAAGTTTTTTAATTTTGCTGCTCTTGGTCTTGGAACATTACTTGATATTATCGGTGCTCCTTTTAGGTATTTGAGTGAACTTGTTAATCTTGGTATAATGTCTCTCACGGGAGATGCTGAGGGAATTAAACAACAAAGAGAAAATCTTGGAAAATTTGATGCAAGAATAAGAGAACAAATCCGAGAGTATGTGAATACTTTAAGTTTAGGAACACTTGCAAAAGAAAAAGGTTCCTTTGGAAGTTTATATGGTACTGGTGCAACAAAGGCAATGGGATATGCCTCTGGTGGTGCGGTTACTAGAGAAGGTGAAGAAGCAATTGGTGGTGTGATTGGTCGGACTTTACCTAAAAAAGCAGCATCAAGAACAATTGAGATTCCAATGTCTCCACTCAATCCTGGATCAGATGCTGATGGGCAAATGATCTATGTGAATCCGACTACAAAAAAGCCAACAGAAACTTCTAATATAGAAACATTTTTCCCAAATCCAGAAGATCCAAAATATGTAAGTCCATATTCTTACTTGACCAATTCATATAGTATAGTATCTTCTGGTGAATTTCTAAAACCATTTTTACAGATGCCAATTAAAATGATTATGGGTGATGGTTCATCAGAAGGTGATTATACTTCACTCGCAGCAGCAGTAAATAATTTATTTGTTAATATATTAGGAAGAACTCTAGTTCCAGGAAAGAAAACTTCTTTAGCAGATGAACTTGGACCGATTGATATTTTAAGTTGGGCTGCGAATTCTATAAAAGAAAGTATGATTATTCCTGTGAGTGATTTAATAAAGTCTTTAAAAAATCAATTTATGCTCAAATCTGGTGGAGTAACTGGTAAGGTAAACCCATCAGCACAAAAAGGAGATGGTGCAGGAGATAATCCTTTAGCAGAGTTTGCTGGACAAGCACAATTTGTAATTGGTGATAGTATTGCTCACGGATTTGCTGGAAGATCTGGAAAGGGGTCCGAGTCTGAAGATACTATGGTTGGTAGAAGTGCGGCAAATGTTTTAAAAATACTTCAATCAAGAGGAGATAAACTCAAAGGAATGCTAATTGATTTGTCAACAGGTATTGCAAATTCTACTACTGATTTTGCATCTGTAGAAGCACAACTTTCATATCTAAAATCAATGGGAGCAAGAGTTCGAGTTCTTGGTGTTGGTAATCCATTTAGTAAAAAAAATAATGGAATAAATGAAAAGTTGGATCAAATGGTGAAGAGTAACGGGTTCTATTTTTATGGTGGTTATAACGGAGCAACAGATGGGGTTCATGGAACTCCAAAAGATTATTCAGATCTTAAGGCAAAACATGCACAAGAAACTATTGCAACAAAAGAAACTGATAACTTTTCTAATATAAAAGGAAAAGGAAGTGCAATATATTTGCACTGGACTGCTGGTGGGTATTATGGAGTATCTGGAAATTATCATACAACTGTTACTGGAGATGGTAAAATTAATAGAACTACTCCGTATGATAAATTTAATGTTGGACATACTGAACGTAGAAATTCAAATGCTGTTGGATTGAGTGTTGCTGCTATGGGAGGCAGTCCTGATCCTTGGTCGGTTCCAGTTAAATCAATTCAATATCAAAAAATGGCAGAGGAAGCTGCTAAAATAGCAAAAGCATGGGGTTGGACTAGTTCTGATATCAATATAAAAAATGTGATGACACATGCTGAAGCTGGATCAAATAAAGATGGGGGTAACAGGCATTCTAATTATGGCCCCCAGGCTTGGGGAGGCACAGGAGAACGTTGGGATTTGTACCAGTTATATAAAAATGATGCTCCAGGATCTGGTGGAGATAAAATTAGAGGAATGATTAAAGGTATGATGTTTGAAGGTGGATATATTAAACAAACTGGAAATTATCTAACTCACCCAGGAGAATATGTTGTTGATGCCGATTCTGTAAAATTTTTAGGAATTAATTTTTATGATATAATTAACGAAACAGAGACAGCATTTCAAAGAAAAAATGCCTCTGAAAGTTTAATATCAATTTTAGAACAATATACCGAAGATGGATTTGTTGAGAGTGAGGATGATTATACATACCAAATTCCTGCACCAAAATACATATACATACCAGGTCAAGTTGTTACAATTGGTTCTTCTGGTTCTGGTGGTGGTGGAAATGGTGATACTGACCCTTCTCTAGATGGTCTTGAATTGAGGTAAATAGTAGTAAGAAAAAGTCTAAAAAAATGTCAGATAAATTAATCACTGCAGAACAAGCCAAAGAATTTGATATTAACAGATGTTTGGTGTTTTCTAATGACGAAAAAACAAAGGCAGATATTTCACCATTAATTACAGATTTATATTATTATGAAGATGTTTTGAGTCCTACCTTAAAGGTAGATGTTCTTTTTGTAGACACTGGAACAGTAGAAAAAGATGGTGATTTAAAAACTGTTATGGATGCTCTTCAATTGGTTGGAACCGAGAGAGCCGAATTGGAAATAACTGATCCAAATGATGAAAAAATATCTGTTACTTTATATTCTGATGCGGTAGTGCCTGTTTCAAAAGAATCTAGAAAGTCCTTAATTTCTATACCTTTTGTATCTAAAGAATCTATTATGAATTATAAGACTGTTGTAAATTTTAGAATGGATGGAAAAATATCAGATCACATCACTCGTATACTCAAAGAAACCTTAAAAGTTAGTGGAAAGAAAAAATTAGATATAGAAGAAACATCTAACAATAAAAATCATATTGGAAACAATATGAGACCATTTGCTACTATTTTACAACTCGCAAGAAAAGCAATTCCACAAACTCCAAATGCCAAAGGTAATACTGCAGGTTTCTTTTTCTTTGAGACTTCTGAAGGATATAAGTTTAAATCAGTAGAAGGATTGCTTTCAGAAAATGAACCTGGTGGTGGTAAAAAAAAGTATAAAAGTTTTGTTTATAATGATACTCCAGACGGAAGAGGATTAACTGTTCCTCGTGAATATAATGGAAAAATATTAGAATATGAAGTTCTTACTCCTGCCGGAAGTGTTCAATCAAAACTACAAATTGGAACATACTCAACAAGAACAATACTCTTTGATCCCTTTAATTGTTACTATGAGGTTATAAATCCAAATGTTAAAGGAGATAAAGGTGGAGAAAAAAATCTTCAAAAAGCAGGAAAAAATTTACCAAAATATAACAAAGAATTTGATCAAGAAGGTAATAATCAAGACTACTCAAGAACTCAATATATGGTAATTGATAGAGGAACACTACCCACAGGAGATTCAAAAGCACAAATTACAAAAGCAGAAGAACCAAATTTTGACCCCTTAAATATTCTGAATCAATCTTCAATGAGATACAATCAATTCTTTTCAACTAAAGTTGAAATTACAATTACAGGTGATTTTAGTTTACACGCAGGTGATTATATTTACGTTGATTCTCCAGAAACATCCTCAAAGGATGTAAAAGATATGGATTCTCAATTTGGTGGATTTTATGTGATTGCAAGTTTATGTCACTACATTAGTCCAAGATCTGGTGGGTATACTAAATTAGTTTTATGTAGAGATTCTGTTGGAAGAAAAGGATCTCCCATATCAGCATAAATAGTTAAAAGATTATATTCATTATAATAAACTCTTGAAAAATGACCGAAGGAACTTTATTTAACTCTGGATTTTTAGGAGAACATTTTAGTTGGTGGATCGGACAGATTGCCGATGACTCTTATTGGAGAGATAATATTGTTCAAAATAAATTTGATGATAAAGATAGTGTTCCTGGATGGGGAAGAAGATATAAAGTTCGTATCATAGGTCTTCACGATCAAGAAGAAGAATCAATAGAATCGGATCAACTTCCCTGGGCACAGGTAATGTATCCTGTGACTGCGGGTGGGGGTCAGGCAAAGGCTCTATCAACTACAGCACTTCGTCAAGGAAACTTTGTATTTGGTTTTTTCTTGGATGGTGCCGATCAACAAGTTCCTGTAATTATGGGAGTGCTCGGTAATAATACTCAAACAGCACTGAGCACTAAAATTGGAACATCAAAGGATAATTTTGCGGCAACTAGTGGATATGCAAAAGGAAAGGACCCGGATCCAAATATCAAGGTTCCTAAGGACGGTCTTGTAACGAAAAAACCCGGATCAACTCCTGGTCCCAAATCTGGCGTAACTCTTGATAAGTACGGTAGAGATCCATCAAGAACACCAACATCAAGAGAACTTGCTGCGGCACAATCGGCAAGATCAGACGCATCAGCAAGAGGTTTATCAAAACAAGCAACAGAAGATTTAGTTGGAAACGCAACAGCTGCCGCAACAAAAGCAGAGGCAGAAGAATCTAAATCACCAATCTCTCCTACGCAACCAGGAGCAACAATTGAGCAACCAGATAACCCTCATCTTCAGTCTGTTGCTGATGTACAAAGAAATACTTTGTATCTAGAAAAGATTGTAATGTTAAGCCCATGCGATATAGTTGGGTCTGCAATGAAGGCAATGCAAACCGAAATTGAAAATCTTACAAGAAAAATTGATAGTATACTGCAAGCAGCACAAAGTTATATTGATGCTGCTTCGACTGCTATTCAGGACATAAAAAAATTAATTGGTGAGGTTGCTTGTATTATTGCAAAATATATGAAAATGGTTTTTGATAAGGTTTTGGAATATACTCTCAAAAAAATAAATACTTCTCTTGCTCCGGCAACTGATGTGATACCACCAAACTTAAGATTTAAGTATTTTGATCTTCGAGAAAAAATCACCGGATTAATTAATTGTTTGTTCAGTAAAATTATACAAGGTCTCTGTGGTCAAATTGAGGGACTTTTAGGTGGTGGTGATTCTGGTGGTGCCGGAACTGGTAGTGGTGCTGGTGGAACTGGTGCAGGAATTGGTATACCAGGAACTGGTCTACCTGGAATCGGTGGTGGTGCTGGTACTGGTGGTCTACCTGGAATCGTTGGTGGTGCTGGAACTGGTGATGGTGCTGGAACTGGTGGTGGTGGTGGTACTGGAACTGGTGGTGGTGGTACCGGAACTGGTGGTGGCACTGGTACTGGAACTGGTGGTGGTTTTGGTGGTGGTACTGGAACTGGTGGTGGTTTTGGTGGTGGTACTGGAACTGGTGGTGGTACTGGAACTGGTGGTGGTGCTGGAACTGGTGGTGGTATTCC